CTATTGGGGCAAATGCCCATTTTTTTGCATCGAACTCCAGATCGACTCGACCTCACTTTGACTGGCCGACTCAATCCATTTTCCATAGACCTCTTGCAACATTTTTGCAGAGTTGTGACCCATCTGTTCAGCTATGAACGCAAGGTTTCCGTGAGCGGTGATGTTCCAACTGGCATAGGTATGCCTCAGTTGATAGGCCCTGCGATAACGAACCCCAGATTTCTTGATTGCTGCCTGCCATGGGGCCACCAGGAAGACACCAGAGTAAAAAGGCGGCCTGTCCGGCACAACTTTGGTTGGTCGGAATACGGGGCGCAATGTTTGGCGCACGATCATGCCACCTGGTAGGTGCATGTCAATCTCTGCGTCCAAAAGTGCCCCAGTTATCTTGAATTGATCCTGCAGAGCGCTTAGGGCCGGGGGCAAAAGGTGAACTGTTCTTGTCTTGTTTGTCTTCGGGAGCTTGAACTGCATCTTTTGCTGAGTGAGGTTTCTGCGAACATGCAGGAGCTTATTTTCAAAATCGATGTCGCCCCAGCTCAGAGCTCTCAGCTCACCCGGGCGGATCCCTGTGTAGGCGAGAACCAGCAATATGTTCTTAAACTGCTGGTTGGTTGTTACATCGAGCAACCTTTGGAACTCCCAATGCTCGAAAGGATCCGCGCTCTTCTCGGTGGTCAGTCTGGCTGCTGCCACACGCACGTCAAACTCTCGCTCTATCAGCTCATTTCGCGCAGCCCAACCCAACAGGTTTCCGGCATGGCCAAGATAGGTTCTCACGGTTCTTGGCTTGCAGTCTGTGAGCAAGTGGTTACGCAGCCTTTCAATATGCATAGGCAGCAAGTCAGCTATTGGCAAATCTCTGCCGAGAAACTCGGTCATCCTTTTGAACGCGCTTCGATATGAGCGCTTTGTCGATATGCCTACCGTTGGCCCCGCGCTCTCAACGAAGGCGGCGGCTGCTTCTGAAAGCGTCATTCTGGTGGTTGCGCGCACACCCAGGCGGGCCAGCGCTTTGGAGTTTGGGAAGTGCTTTGCATAGTCAAAGCTGCCAAGCGCAATCTCGTGCTTGATCGCAGCGAGCTTGTTAGTCGCGAACTTGACGTTTGCCTTGGTGATGGGGATGTCCAACACCTCTCTACACCGGCGCCCCTTATAGCTGAAGCAGATCCTCAGCTTGTTGCCGTGCACTTCAACGCCAGTCAGCCCGGCAACCAGAGAAGCTTGGTTATCTATTGCGCTGACTCGACCCATTTGTCGTACTCCTCGACGCTGTAACGAACCTGACCATCAGGGCCATACTTCCAGATTATGCCTTCTGGCCACTCACCCTTGAGGCGGCGACCCTCTGCTGCCTTCTCGGTCATCCCAGTCAGCGCCTCAAATAGTTTTGGCCTTACCCATCTTGCGCACGGGTAGATGTAATTTCCTTGCATGTGGTCCTCGCGATTAAAAGTGACTCGAGCCGGTGACGCCCGAGCTGGTTGTAGTAAAAGGTTTGAACTTGCTTGCGGGAGTTGGCCGCCTGGTCAAGGCGGTATTCCCCCAGTTCGGTGGTTTTCAGGTTGTGCTGGTTGGCCAGCCTGCCGATGGCTTGGGCGCTCACCCCCAGCTCCTTTCCCAGATCGGTTGCACTCCAGAGCTGTCCTGTTACCCGCGGCGCTTCGATAGGAAGGTCGAAGTGAGCCAGGATGCGGCCGATCTCGGCGAGCTTGGCAGATTGGGAAAGGGTGGGGGAGAGTACGGTATTAACCAGATCGTCCAGCAGTTGGCTGCTCTGGTCGATGAGTTGTAGCTGTTGCATGGCGTGGCCCTCCTGTCCTTGAGGATGGGGCGCCGATTGGATTGAAGGAAGGGCCGTTAATCCTTCCGCTTGCCTGCCTTGCGTTGGCAGCCATTATTCACGAACGAGACAATACAACCACTGCTGCAAAATCCTCGGGAATCACGACGAATCAAATGCTCCTCTTCGACGCGCTTGCGGCACCAATAGCATGTGTACATAGCCATCAGCTCACCCCTCCCACTCCGGCAGCTTGTCGAACTGGTCTTGGGTGAGCATCACGGTTTCAACATGGTGCGGCCCGTCGATGTTCTCGAGCACGCCATCACGCTCATCCGCCGGCACAATAAAGCTGGCGTTATCGAACTTGATGCAGGCGAACTCCAGTTGCTTGAAGTCCTCACACTTCGGCGCGTGGGTGCTTGGCGGAAAGCGCCCGTCGAGTGTTTCTGATAGGTCGCGCGCCATTGTCTGGCAGTTGCACATACTCACCCCTTCACAAACAGGTCGGCCGCCACGATGACGGCCAGAATGTTAATGGCCAGGATTGCGATTCCGGCCGCCTTTTGTTTGGTCATTACAGCTCCTATGGGCAGCAGCTCGGCGAGCCGCCGCAGTAGTGGCCATTCGGGTCGAACTCGGCAACGTTGCAGTAGATTGGGGTGAGCCGTTCGCAGCAGATGCACTTGCCAACCCATCCTTCGCCACGTTGAAACTGGATATGCCCGCCTTCCTTTAGTTGTGCGATCCGGGCTTTGTTGTATGCCTCTTTGGCAGCCTTGGCCTGCTCCTGCATGGCGTACAGCTTGGCGTGCTTGATGAGCCAGATCCCGGTCATCTTGGCCTTTAACAGCGGATAGCCGCAGTGCGGACCTTCGGAGTCAGTCTCTTCACCGAAAGCCCAAAGCAGGACTTCTTGCGCTACATACAGGACTGAGTGCCAGTCTTGGCCCTCTCCCCAGTAATCAGCGCCCCCGCCAATGCTTGGCATGTGGTTCACGCTCACCCGCACCTGCCTGTTCTGGCGTTCCTGCTTGCTGGTTAGGGGGGCATTGTCGCGATTGTTGTGGCGATAGTGTGGCCGGTATAGCTCAAGCTCCGTATCAATCCAGACCTCGCCGATCAGGTTGCCAAGGATGGTGTGGAGCTTCTTGCTCAGTTTCTTCTCGACGCGTGGTTTCATGCCGCCTCCTCATGCAGGATTGAGGTCAGGATCACCGGCTTTCCGAGCTTGATAGCCAGTGCGTGCTCTGCGGTAGCCCCGGCGCTGCGCTCCCAGTTCGGGAGCAGCACCAGCTGATCGGCCATCTTGACCATTTCGATGCAGATGGCCATGTATTCGTGCTGCTCAAGGCCATCCGGCAGGATTGCTGGGTTGAGAGCCACATGGCCAAGGCTTTGCAGGCGCAGCGCCTCCTTGTTGAAGGCGTCGCGGTTGAAGTTGGGCAGGCCGCTCATCGGGCCGGCTATGTAGATTTTCGCCATGGCTATTTCACATCCTTCATGCTGATCGAGATCCCGACGTAGGGGCACTGGGCGCGGTACACATCGCGGCCGTGCTCGCGCTCGATGCTCTTGCAGCGAAAGCAGGCGCGGGACTCGTTGGAAATAGAAAGGCCAGCTGGTTGGCTGGCCTGTAGTTGGGCTATCTGGTGCAGGGCGCGCTCGAGAGCCGCCTGCTTGTTGGGGTCAGTCAGCATCGCCACCCCCTGTACCCGATAAAGCCTGGCTCCATGACGCGCCGGAACGGCAGCACCGGTAGGTGGGCTATCAGGGTCTTGAGCTGGGGGTTATCTGGCTGGCTGTCGATGGTGACTTTGGCGCCGGGGTTGATGCGGAGGTAACGCTCCCTGGCGTCGGCGGCTTCTTCCCGGGTCAGGCCGGGCTGGATGATCGGGGCTCTATAGCGCACGGCTCACCTCCTTGATGCACAGGATCATCAGGCAATGGCATCCAGTGGGTCACATGGCAGGCCCCATCCGTTGGGTTGCATGGGGTTGCGCCGGGTGGGACTGTCTTATCCCAGCAGTTATTGCTTTGGCCACCAGTAAGCCGCTTGACTGCAATCCGCTCGTCACCGCTATTTTCCGCAAGCGGCCGGTACACCAAGGCTTTGCGGCCATCGCGCGGAGCGGTTTCTATGGGGAGCCAAGCATCTGGCAACTTTCCTGCCAGAAGTTCACCGATAAGATCAATCAGCTCCTCAACTGCTGCTGACTCATCTTCGCTTGACACCTCCATGGCTGTGATGAGCGGGTTTCTTGCCTCCCGCAGCAGATCCGCCATTACCCCGCACTGGCGGGTGGCATCTGCAAGTTGTTCGGCCAGCCAACTAATCTCGGAAAAGGGGACAAAAGCCCCCTCCTGTCGCTCTTCCATGACCGGCCCTGTGGCGGTCAGCTCAAGATCGTATCGCTTCACGATTGCTCTCCTTCCACAAATTCGAGGGCGTCGGCCACTTCTGGCAGCACCTTATCCCAGCTGGCGATATCGCCGTTCTTGTGCCAACCAGCTACGCCTTCACTGCTGTTCATCACGCCCTGCACCGCATACAGCGCATCGAGCAGCACATTCCGCTGCTTGGTCATGGCGGCCAGCTTCTCTGCCGGGGTGAGCCCATGCTTGCGCTGCATGGTGATGGTGAAGGGACCGGTTTCAGGATGGTTACCGCTCATCTCAAGGTAGTTAGTGGCGCCACTGGCCTTGAACTGGCCAGCGAACGAGGCGGCCAGCAGTTGCACCGCGACGCCTGAGATACTGAGGTTGATCCCGTCATTGGCGTCAAACTGGCTGATGAATGCCTGCTTGGCCACAAACTCGGCCAGCGTCACGCCCTCCAGCTCATCGGTAGCGTAGCCGTCCAGCAAGTTCCAGCAGGCCGCCAGGCGGCGGGCGTCGGCAGCGTGATAGAGGGCGGCAAAGTCGATACCGTCCTCGTCCACGATGGTGAGAAGCGAGGTTTTATCCTCGCCCCCGAGCGCCAGATTGCCGTTGTCACCGACTTCGAAAGTGGCCAGCAGGCCCTTGGCGTGTTCGGTCATGCTGCCTCCAGCTGCTTGTTGTATTCGGCGTAAGCCTCGCTGAACTCGCTACCCATTATTTCGGTCATCTTGGGGCCGACTTTGGCGGAGGTTTTCAGGTAGATAGCGCCGCCAGCATCGAACATGTGGCAGCCACCAAACAGGAGCTCACCAGAGTTGATCCCCATCGACTCCCAGATAGGGTCATTACTGACTTCATCCGGGTGCATGGCGTAGTATTTTTCCCGCAGAGCCTTCTGCTCATCCTGCATGCCGCGAACTTTCCCACTGCGTGGCCATGAGCGCCCGTTTCTCTTGTCCGGGACAGTCCACAGGGCGCGGTCAGCGCGCCCGTAGTAATCGTTGAGAACCAAGCCGGCAAAGGTGGCGCGATCGACGCTGTTACCAAACACCGGTTTCCCGCCGAACTCCTCGCCCATCTTTTTGCCCTGCGCAATCACGGCCTCTTTGGCTGCCTTTACCTCGCCATAGACAGCCAGCACGGCTGGGTCGGTAGTTTTGTAGAAGCTGGTCATAGCGGAGCCTCCTCGCCACCCAAGGCGGCAAACAGGGCAGGGATAAACTGGGCCAGCTCGCCGGTCACCAGTGCAAAGTCGGCGTCCATGCGGGCAACCGGATCCTCGCTGGTGATGTCGTCGTTCTGCTCGCGCAGATCCTCGCTGAACTTGAGGCGCTTGATGGAGAGGTCATCGCCCAGCACGAAGCTGATGCTCTCGCCCCAGCAGAGGGCCAGTTTGGTAACCAGCTTGTCGTTGGCGAGGTGGTTTTTTACCTCGTCGGTCATCAGATCCTGCTGTTTGAAGCGGGCGATCCCGCCGTGCTCCATGGCGCTGCGCAGCTCGGATTCATCCTCCAGCGTGAAGGAGGCTGGCAGATTGCCCTCTTGCAGCCACTCGGTCATGGTGATTTCTGGCGGGTTCTTGAGCGTCACCGGCACCACCGGCAGGCTGCCGATGGACTTGCGCAGCAGGGCCAGCACGTCCTCGGCCTTCTTGGCGGAGGAGGCATCGACCATCAGCAGGCCGTCGGCCGGGTTGATCCATGCGTAGGTGTTGGCGGTGCGGCTGAATGCGCGGGGCAGCAGGGTATGCAGCAGCTCCTCTTTCAGCGCTTCCTTCTCTTTCTTCTTGAGGGGGCGGCCCTGCTCGAACTCGATCGCCTCTACCTTCTCGGCCAGCTGCTCTTTGACAACGGTGGGTGGCAACATCTTCTCCTCCTTGCGGGCACAGATGAGGATCTGGCCGTTGGCGGAGTGGGTCAGGGTGCTGCCGAACTTGCCGAGCGGGCGAGTCCAGCCGAAGCGGGACATGTCCTGGCTGCCGCAAGGGGTGAAGGCGCAGGCTTCCAGCTGGGTTTCCAGCCGTTCAACGGTCAGGTCGAACGGGCGGGTAAAGCGGTACACTTGAAGGTTTTTAAACCACATGGTCTGGGGTCCTTTTGGTTGGTTAGTTGCGGGCTTTTGCCAGCAGGTCGTGGATTTTCTTGGCGGCAGCCTCGGCTTGTGACCGGTTGCAGATGGTCCCGCCAGGCAGTACAAACTTGCCGCGCAGCTTGGGGTGGGGCATGACGACGCCCAACCCGATGACTACCGCGCCGCAGTAGGGGTGTTCCGTGTCTTTCATGGGGTTCCTCGACTTATCAACAGAATCTGTGATGGAGGCGGTTAGCAACTGGTGAGTATCAGGCTGCAGACTGCTCTGGGGTTGATGGCGCCTCATTGCCCCAGCAGTCCCACCCTTGGTGGTATGAGCGGGCAAACAGCTCGATGCGCGGGACATCACCGCACAACTTCTCTATCGCTTCGCGGAACTCGTGAGGCTTCTCACTATGGCGACCAACCTTGGCTCGAATGACAGAGCGCACGGTCTTGTCTACTACCAGCTTGCTGACTTTGCCCTTGATGCCAATCAGGGCGCACTCGGCGCCAGCTCGCGTTGCCCACCCCATACCAAAGTGAGGTTTGTCGTTTACGGTACGCTTTACCCATACGAATCCGGTCATGGTCATGACACGGAACCCCCAGGCTTTGCACAGGTCTATGGCCTCTTGTGGCATGCTGCCGACCCACCACATGACCAGCATGCAGTTATCTTCTGCAAGTTTTGCCACCGGCAGCGCCTTCATATCCTCTATCTTGGTGACGCTGTACACCTGCGCAGCCCCGCTTTTCATTGAACCGCCAGACTTCTTCGACTTGAATTGCCATGCTGGGTCAGCGTAGATCACCCTGTACTTGCGGCTGGTGCTGCTGATATCAATCTTCATGACGCCTCCTGGTTCGGGTCCTGTTGTGAAAGAGAAAGCCCCGTTGGTGACGGGGCTAGTTGGTTGGTTAGGCGGCTCGCTTCTTATCGAGGCCAAGGCGCGCAATGTTGGTGCGATAGATTTCGTTCGCCTGGGCCTTCTGCTCTTTGTTCAGCTTGTCACCCATTTCAGTAATGACAGACAGCGCTGAGCGCAACTCAGTTGCTGACTCGGCGATGTCGAGCTTGAATAGGGCATCTGCGAGCTGATCTGCAATCTCCGGGTCAACATCCGGCACCACAGGCTCTGGCTCGCTATGCGGCTGCTCAATGACGCTTTCCGCCTGCCCCTCGATGACAGTCCCCTTGTTTGCCTCTGCCTGCTGCTGCGCCCGCTTGGCTGCGGCTCTCTCGGCAAGGTTTTCGGTGGCAGACTTGTTGCCGCCATCAGGCGTAAAATCAGGGTTGATTTCGCGCTCTTCCAGCTCATCGACGGAGCAAACGCCGAGGATCACGTCAGGGGTGTAGAGACTAGCCCAGCGTTTTACACCAAGATAGGCCAGCTGTTGCTTCGGATCGTCGGCCCACAGCGTCGAGTTGCGGGTGCGCGCCTGCTGCAGCAGCAGCTCAACTTCGCGCACCTGGCCGCTAGTCAGTGTCGCAATGACCTTTACCCCGCAACCTTTCTCATCAGCAAAACTCCAGTCTGGCACTCGGTAAACGGCCCCTTTCTTATCGGGATCCTTGCTCTGGACCTCTTTGAACTTGCCGATGACGCGCTCCCAAGGACCGAAAAACTCATAGTCAAAGCGCCCCTTGATGACGCCGGAGTTGACCACTACGGCGTTGACCAGTTGGGCCTCATAACCGAGCGTTCCGTTGACAAGGTGGGTTTTTTGCGCCACAGGGAAGGGGTTCATGCCCCACTGAACTGCTTGCAAGCAGATGGCAAAGCAGTCGGCCTGATTGCCGCGCAGATGTTGCGGCACGGTGGCCTTGCCGCTTGCCATCATGGCTGCCATCTTGTCGATGCTCGCCATGAAATCCACATTCATCATCAGGCTCAGCATGTTTGCCTGACCGCGCTCATTGGCCAATACCGGGGCTTGGCTCTGGGTTGCTACTGTATTTTCCATGTCGATGTTCCTTAGAAGAGGCTATCAGGGAGTTCTTCGGCCACCGTCTCATGGATGATCACGGTGGGGGTGAATGGCTCTTCGTTGTTGATGCGGTGTCGCTCTGCTGCAGCTTGGTACTGCGGCACGTTGATTTCGCCCATACCATCGTGGCCTGGGTAGTAATTCGCCTTGCGCCAGGTGACGATGTTGCGCACTGCCATATCGCGCAGCTCAAGGCCACGGCGCCGATCCTCCTGCCCGTAGAAGTAGACGCCGACCATGATGGGCTTGTAGACGTCGTGACCAAGGGGGCCGTCCTTCTCTACCGCGATAAACACGAAGCTGGCCGGGTGGCCGGTTACCGCTTCATAGCCGTCGGTGTAGTGGGCGTCCTGAATGTGGTAGTTGTGGGCCGAGCCATCGCGGGCAAATGCCGCTTCGCTGGCGTTGCGCACAAATTTCAGGTCAACCAGCACATGATCAGGGCGTTTCCAGTCAGGCCGGCATTTCAGCAGCTCACCGGTTTCAGGATGGCGCCAGTAGATACTGGTCTCTGCCTCGCCCTCATCCAGCAGTACGGCTGCCTCCGGATGATTCAGGACAGCTTCGCGGTAACGCAGGGCGTGGATGTATTCGTTATTGGTCACGATCACCTTGTCGCCAGCCTGCTCGCGAAACTGCTCTTTCAGTTCGTCGAGGAATTTCGCGTCAGGCCTGAAGGTGCGGATCCGCTCTGCCATTTCTGCTTTGGTGCCGCTGAGTGGGAGGGGATCCGGCAGCGTGGCAATGCGCTCGGCGCGCTCCAGCTCCTTGGCGCCAATCTTGGCGTAGTTCTCGAGCACTGACTGATAGCTGCCCTTGCTCTTGAGCGGCTTGGTCAGCGTATCGTTGTAGGCCTTGACGCATGCCTTGAGTGCTGTAGCGGTGCGCTTGTCATCTTCGCCGATGGTCTGGAAGCGCTCTGGGAGCTGGCAGTATGCTGCCTCGGCATCGCCCACGGTGGCACCCAGCTCGATGGGCGGGATCAACTTGGCGTTGTACGCCTCAATGGCATCAGCCAACTCCTGCAGCTCTGGGCGCTTCTCGAGACCGGTGTTGTACTCTTCGATGGCCGCCTTCATCTGGTCTGCGCCAACAAAGGCATCTTCCGGCCACACCGGCTCGATGGCGTATTCGTTTTCGAAGTCGTCAAACTCCAACACGATCTTGTGCAGGATCTTGCCTTCACGGAACGGCACAGTTTCTTTCTGCTGGTTGCCGTCAATCTTGTAGTAGCGGTAGTGCTGGCCGGATATCAGCGCCAGATCCAGGCTGCTTTTCGATTCGCCCGCGCTGCCGTGGTAAACATCGCTCGGGATGTCGCTATACATGCAGGGTGCTACAGGGATAAAGGTTTCAATCACCTGCTCGGCGATCTCGGTTTTTGCTGGTGCATTCATGGGGGTTGGTCCTCTGGTGGTCAATCTGCGGCCCCTTGCATAAGGAGCGCGTATTCAACTTTCGCGACTACAGTTCGAGCTCATGTCGCAGGGCGCGCTTCTCGTGATACTCCTCGATAGCGCGGCGGGTGGCGGTGCGTTCGTGGGCGCTGCGGCGTTCTGCTGCGCTGGGTTCGACGCTCACGCTGTAGCGGTGTTCAGTGCGGGGCGGCATGGAGCCGCGAAAGCCCATCACCTGGGCTTCGGTCAGGTTTTTCATGGTCGGGGTCCTTGGGTGGTTAAAAACAAAAACCCCAGCACGATGGCTGGGGTTGTTGGTTGAAACTGGCGCTGGTTAGCGCGGCTGCATCAGTGATTTGGTGCGCCGAGTGACGGAGGCCAGGGTCAGCTTCATCAGGTCGGTCAGGTCGTCATTGCTCATCAGGTCGAGCATGCGCTGCATGTCGCGCGGGTCGGTTGGGTCAATGACGTGGGCGCAGTCGGCAACCGGCCAGAGAGTGAGGCAGTCACCGCCGTGGCGGCCGCTCATGCTGCCACTGTCTGGCTCGATACTGAGCATGTAACGGGTGGTGCCCAGCTTGTGGCAGAGGGCCTTGGCGAGTTGCTGCCCGCTGCATTTGTGCAGTTCGCTGGCAACGGGCGGGAAGGGGATGTCATTATCAGTCAGCTCGGCAAGCTGGCGGTGCAGTGCCTCGCTTTCGCTGCGGCGGGCGGCTTGAGCGGCAGCGTACACCTCGACTTCAAAAGCTGGCTCAATCCAGCCTGCATATTTCATGGCGACCAACTCGACCGCCCACACTCCTGGCTTATTGCCACCCCTCACCGTTTTCAAAGCGGGAAATCCCGCTTTGGCCTCTACCGCTGCGATGTAGGCGCCATTGAAGCGCTTGAACTCGCTGGGCTTGTGCGATGCGGTAGCTTTACCTTGGGCGATGGCAGCTTTATGCAGGTCGTTGAGGTTGTACATACCATCGGCTGCAATGGTGATGGAGTGGTTGGCAATGGTGAGCTGAGTGTTCATGGCGTTTTCCTTTGGGCTAACAAAGTAAGCGTCACCATAGAGGTCTCAATCTCGAACTGGTGACGAGCTGAACAGGGTTGAGACTACCGGCACCCAAAGAAACCGGCCAGCCTTGCGGCTGCCCTGCCCAGCCCGTCATAACACGGGTACAGCTGGGCCGCACAAAAAAACACGCATGGCGCGTGTTGTGCGCTTTGGGTTGATCGGGGTCTCAATCCCGGCAACGGATTTTGCCGTTGCTTTTATAGTATCTAGAAACATTGGCATGGTTGTCAATCCATGAAAAAGCCCAGCTGTTGCTGGGCTTGGTCTGGTGGCGCGTGAGCGCCATTATTTATACCGGCACGGCTTCACGTAGATCGTGTCGCTTGGAGACTTACTGTACTGTGATGGCAGCTCACTGTGCAGCCAGCACAAATCCCCCCTAGCGCTGATCCCGGCAACGAAGAAACTACCATCAATCCAGCTTCCGTCCTTCTTGTAGCGGATCTGGATTCGACTGCCATCAGGTATCTTTGGCGGTATCTCAACGTCATAGTTAGTGCTCGATGAGAAAATGAGGTAGTTGCTGACCACCTCAAGCCTGCCAACCCCCGGCGTGATTGCCATTGATGCCCATTCATCTGCCGAAGAAATGCCAGATATGAGCAGCGATACTGCGCCAAGCAAAGCCCTGGTTCGATTCATGCACCCTCCTTGTTTTGGACTGGGCATTATGAATCTGTTTGGCTCCGCTGTCAGCCTGCAACCCCCTGTTGCAAAGGGGCTCCAGGCTGGCCACTGTTGCCAGTGGCCGCCGTTCACGTTCACGCGCCGCTTTCCGAATTGACGGGTTATCGGCGCATCCCTACCGGCATCGGGATTCGTGGTTGTGAGCCGGTTCCGAGTTGTTAAAGAGCGGTGCAACGCTGCTTCTTTTGGCAAAAAGAGGTTGCAGATAGCCAAAGCGCACTTGTGGCACTTGTTGAAATGGGCTTTGGCTACGGCGCTATCAGGGAAGCGCCAGACCCGGGAAATCAGATGGAATCGATGTGGTACTGCATGCGTGCGATCAGCATGGCTCTGTGACCTTTCGGGATGCGGCCCAGTCGCTCATTGGCGATGGCGCGCTTTTCTGCCAACTTCTGGCGGCGGATGTCGTCTGCAATTTCGCTGACGCGGCGGTGAAGGCGTGCTCTGCGAGCTTTGTTGCCGCTTACGTGGTCAGCGATGGCAAAGAGGATCTGGTCTGCGTGATGCGCGGCTCTGGAAAAAATGCTCTTGGTCATGGTACATTTACTCCTGTTGGCGAGTTGGTCCTCGCTAATTCCCACCGGGTCAACTGGTTGGGGTCCTGATTGCCGGGGTTGGTCCCTCGGCTGTCTCTGACTGGGGGTGGTACCCTAGTCCTTCAAAGCCCGCCCTGTGCGGGCTTTGTCGTTCTTACGCGCTGGTCAGGCGCTTTCACTTCTGCCCTGGTTAGGGGCGGGGTCCTGATTGCCGAGTGTCTAAGTTGGTCGGAGATACAGGTATCGAACCTGTGAAGCCCTCATCCCAAATGAGGTGGCATACCGCTTGCCTAATCTCCGATGTTGCCGGTTACCTGATCCGGCGACAGCTGGCATCCAGTTAAAGGCTGTAGCCCTGTCGGTTTGCTGTGGTGGCCGGGTCTGACACCGGCCGAGGTCTAGGGGGCATCCCTACGAATGCCGGTTGGCGCAAAGACCTTCCCATCTTCACCACAACTGTGGATTGCACTAGCTGGCATTCTCGCTGACGCTGCGGACCTCCAAGATCCATCATCGTGCTGCCAGTCACAGGTTTGAACTTCTAATACAATCCCAGTTGTGTTCTGGCCTTTTACTCCGCCGGAGCGGGAGGTTACCCAAGACCTTCACCACGATTGGCCGCCTTCCACGCTGCCCCTTGCTGTTATCGGTCTTGGTTGCTTCCCGTCATCGCATTCATCAAGTGGTTGCCAATCCGGAACAGCTTCATTGTTGCCAAAAGACAACTTTGTGTCAATGGTGATTCCAAAAAGAAACTGAAATTTTTTTTAGACAACAAAAAGCCCGCTCGAGGCGGGCTTGTTTTAGATGGGGTGATTTGAGGTTATCTGCGGACTTCTACAACCTTGCCGAGTGTCACCAGCTCTTTGGCGGTCAGACTCCCGACTCGCGGGTCGTCAACGCCATATCTCCAGCAGTCCAGCCCCTTGATGGCTCGCAGCAGGCGGAACTGCTCGCTGGATAGTATCTTCACAAGCATGATGTCGCCGTGCTCTGGCGTGGTATCGGCAAGATCGACAAGGCAGAGGACACCGTTGATGATGCCGGACTCTTTCAACTGATCATCGTCAGCCTCAAGGGCAAAGATGTGGCCATCTCGCTCTGTGGCCAGCGTCTTTTCCTTCTTGGCGTGTGGCCAGGCATCACTTATGTGGTCCTTTTGCAGATCGGCCATTGACCAGACCGGCACCAGCCCAGGGCCAGATTCAATGTCGCTGATCAGGCTGTCTGCTGAGCGCCCCAGGAACAGCCACACTGGGTCTACCCTGAGCGCTTTTCCAATAGACATCAGGCTACTGGCCCGGATCTCTCGCCCCGGCTCATTCAGCATGCGACTGATAACCGCCTTGCTCACCCCACTCTTTCTGCTGAGATCGGCAGGGGTGACCCCCATCTCCTTCATCCGAGCCTCAAGGCGTTCAGCAAAATTCTTCATTACTTCACCAACGTTGCTTTCATGAACCAAGTCTAACGCGGTGGTGATTGTCAAAGGGTCACCGTTCATCTTGACTTTAATTTCCTTTTGGCAACAAAATGAATGCGAAAAGACCAAACCATGAGGACCAACCTATGCGCATTGAAGATGTCGAAAAGTTTTTCGGCAATGCCGCCAAGGCCAGCGAGGCTATTGGCATCGGCCGCTGCAACTTCACCAAGTGGAAGAAGCAGAACAAGGGCATCGTGCCCGCCAACCACGCAGTGAGATTCGTTATCAAGAGCGGCCACAAGCTCGATATGGGCTGGGATGATTACCAGCAAGATCAAGCCGAAACCCAGCAGGCCGCCTGACCAGCGGCCCGCTTTACCACGACCCAACCAGAGGACCAACACCATGGGCGTACCTTGCAAGCCTGAGCATGAAAATATGAGCACCATTTCCCCGCTGCGAGTGAGAGGCACCGTTGCCCATCGCTCCGTGTGGCAGGAAGTCGGTGCCGAAGTCGGCATGACTGAAACCGCATTTGCCCGCACCTCGCTGCTGATGCTCCTTAACTCCATATCTCAGCACGAGCCGCAGATACTGGCGAGAGCCGTCAAACGGGCCAATCGGAGCCTGATCGAGCAGGGTTACCCGCCCGTCACTGTCGAGGAGATCCTGAAAGGGGATGGCCTGCCAGAGCGCGGCCTGCTGACCTTCTCGCCGCAAGATGAGGCCATCTATGACGAGGAGCGCCCCAAGAAGCCGGTGCAAAAGCTCATCGGCCTGATCAACTTCGTTTTAGGGAGATAACCATCATGTTCAGCAATACCAAACCACGCCCGAAGCCCGAGCACGTCACCGATCGGGATAACGTCGTCCTCAAGGCCGTAATGCACGAGCTGGCCCTGCATCTGGACGATGACTCGGTGATCACCATTGCGCAGGCCGCTGGCACCGATCGCACTGCGACCCGGCTTTCCCGCGAGCTGATGGCCCGCAAGATCGAACGCGCCGAGAAGCAGCCAAGCGCATAACCATTATCAATCATGCCCGCCTCACCACCGGGCTTAATCAGGACCTCAAAAATGACCATGAACCCAACGGCCCAGCTGGGCCACCCCCTTTGTGCCGATCTGGATCACTGCCCGATGTGTGGCAGCGAGCTGCGCACCGGTACCGATGACCGCTCATTTGAATGCCCGGGGTGTGAATACACCGAGCGGGAGGTGGCGGCATGACGATCGCAGCAAGTACAGACTCAATTTTGATGACCGGTAGCGAATTTTTTGCCCCGGTTGCCACTGATCTGGTTGATGGGCTGATCGGCAGGTACAAGGCCATGCGAGTCAATATCGAGAGCGTTGCCGGCTTCATTCACGATGGAGACAACGCATCTGCCATCGGCTACTTCCTGCGCGGCAATCAGGACGGAGAACGCTATATCCGCGCCGTGGCTGACATCTTCAAGCTGGATGGGGCCGTCGCCCAGCTGAACGCCGACTACTGGCAGCAGGCTATGCAACTGACCGACGTCTATGACTACATGCCTGCCAAGCGCCGGGATGAGTGGAACGAGCAGATCCGCAACAAACAGACCCCTGACTTTGAGGAGGAGACAGTCAGAACAACGCTGATGGACCTGCTGTCCAGCCGTCACAAATTCTTTGGTGAGCGCGTCGATGGCATCTTCCAGAACCTATCTGGCGAGCATGTCACCAACCAGCCGCAGGGTTTCAGCAAGCGGATGATCATCTACGTTAACCATCGCAAGGAGTACATCACTGACTTGCGCCAGGTGATCGCCAAATTCATGGGGCGCGATGACGAACCAAACTGGCAGAACACCGATCAGATGCTGGCTGCTGCCAATCGCAACTCTGGCCAGTGGGTGAGCATCGATGGCGGAGCTATGCGGATCAGAACCTACAAAAAGGGCACGGCGCATTTCGAGATCCACCCTGACATGGCGTGGAAGTTGAATTGCGTCCTGGCCAGCATGCACCCTATGGCTATCCCGGCCGAGTTTCGCCAGAAGCCGAAGAAGCAGATCAAGGACTTCGTGATGATGGAGCGCCCCCTGCCGTTCGCGGTGGTGAGAGTCATTGCCGAAATGCTGAGACCGCGAACAACCCCTTGGAAGTCATCTTTTGACCACTCGATGCGCGATCCGGTAACCACCAACCGTAACAGCCTGGAATTCCGCTACTGCGATGACAAGGCGGTGCGCGCAGAGGTGGCCAAGGTGCTAGAGGCGATTGGTGCGGCACGCATGACGAAAGGTGGTTACGAGTGGTTTGAGTTCGACTACGACATGCACGAGGTGCTGGATGCCGTTATTGCATCAGGCTGCATCCCTGACCAGAAAAGCCACCAGTTTTATCCGACACCAGAAAAATTGGCGAAGATGGCTGTCGAGATTGCTGATATTCAGCCTGGTCACAACGTCATGGAGCCGAGCGCTGGTCAGGGCGGTATCGCCGACTTCGTGCCTGAGTATGCCAATCTGCAGTGCTACGAGATCAGCAAGCTGCATTGCCAGATCCTCGAGGCAAAGGGATACGGTCGCGTTGCACCTCGCGCAGTGGAATGCCTTGATTTTCTCAAGCTAGCAAAAGACTACCGAGGAGGAGGATACGACCGGGTAGTGATGAACCCTCCATTCTCAGACGGGCGCTGGCAGGCCCATACCGAGAGCGCAGCCAGCATGATTAAACCTGGCGGGCGATTGGTCGCGATCCTGCCATCTGGCGCAAAGAACTCGTTCACCCTTCCTGGCTTTTACTGCCGCTGGTCCAAGGTATTCGACAACGAATTTCAAGGCGCCAGCGTCAGCGTGGTCATCCTGTGCGCAGATGCGCAGGTGGAGGCAGCATGAACACCGTTATCAAATTCCCGGGGGCAGGCGCCCCCATTTCCAAACCTATCAGCAGAGGTAGCAACGTGAGCGAAAATGCCCGCAATGGCTTCCGCCTCGCTTACTCGTCGATG